TACAAAAAACATTATATTTATATATGAATAATTACATAAATAGTATCCAAACAAAATGGGGACTCAGACATGCGTAAAGTTAAACACAACAAAATCCGCAATACTGGTCTATTGTTTGAATTTTTGCTTAGGCAAATTACATCTGATGTATTGAACAAAGACCAAAATAGTAAAGCGGTACAGATTGTTAAACAGAAGTTTAATGAGAACACGGAGTTAGGAAAAGAACTAGCTCTATATAATATATTAATTACCAAGAAATTTCAATCAGATTCTAAAGCTGATTATTTTATAAATGAGGTTATGAAAACAAGGAGTGATTTAAATAACTCTACACTTCGTAGAGAGAAATATAACTTAATTAAAGAGATTCAATTAAATTATAATTTACAAAAATTTATGTCCTCTAAAGTTCCACACTATAAAACTTATGCTTCTATTTATAAATTATTCGAATACAACACTTTATCACCTGATGAAAAAACTGAGTCATTTTTTAATATAGTTGAACACGTTACAACAGTGGATAATAATGTTAAATTATCAGAAACCGTAAAAACATTACCAGATGATGAGGATTTAAGAATCTTAACTTACAAAACTCTTTTAGAGAAATTTAATCAAAAATATACAAAATTAAGTGGAGTCCAAAAAAATCTTCTTAGAGAGTACATTAATAATGTATCAAATACTAATTCATTAAAAGATACTTTAAAAGAGATTGTAAAAGGATTAAAACAAGATTTACAAACACATTCTAAAAATCTTAAAGATAAAGTGGTGAAAATTAAAATGACAGAGGCTTTAAAATCAATTGATAAATTTTGTGGATTGAATGATAAATCTGATGTTGTTAAGGATGAATATGTTATTCAAACAATGAGATATTTAGAACTATTAAAAGAGTTGAAAAAAAGTGGAAATAAAAACAAGAAAGTTATTTAAAGAGTTAGTTAAAAAACTAACTATGGAACTCTTGGATGAAGAATCATTAGAAGAGATAACCACTACTGGTGATGTGGCTGGATATTTAACTCCCTTTGCTTTTAGTAGTAAAGAAGATGAAAAAAAGAAAAAGAAGAGAATAACAAAAAGCACTGGTTATTCAGTGGTTAGTGAAGCTCTTGATGATAAAGATTTGAAACAAATAAATAAATTAATTAGAGATGTCGTTGGCGATATATTGAGAGATATATGGTTGAAACGAAATGCTTGGAAATAGGAGATAATCAATGCCAATATATGGAGTAAACCCCTCAAACTCAAATAAGCAGACAATCACTGAACCTACTATAAAAGGAAGTCAATATAGTAATGCTACTTGTCCTACGAATGAGATTGTACAAAAAAGACCAACATATATAAACATAAATAAAACTGGAGAATATGCTTTTTTGTATGAAACCACGTCATCTGCTGGTGGAAATGTTGCAGGACAAATTGCTAACTTTGTAACTGGTTCTGTTGTTGAAGATGCAGCTGGTGGGATTAAATTAGATATTAGTCCTGTTGCTTGGAGAAGAATTGATGATACCGATGCTGTTGGTGATGTAACATTCGTATATGTGAGGGTAAGATAATGAAAGAGATAATTGTAGATTATATTCCATTTGAAATAACACCACAACAAATTAATGAATCAATGAAAAATAATGATGGTAGATTGGTTGTTAAAGGTGTATTGCAAAGAGCTGAAGCGAAGAATCAAAATGGAAGAGTTTATCCAAAAGAAACCTTGATGAGAGAAGCTAAAAAATATCAAGAGGTTCAAATCGCTGAACGAAGAGCATTAGGAGAACTCGACCATCCAGATTCATCAGTTGTTAATTTAAACAATGTATCTCACAATGTATTGGAAATGCATTGGAAAGATAACGACTTAATGGGAACTGTTGAAGTGTTGGGAACACCAGCTGGAAACATTTTAAAAGAATTATTCAAAAGTGGTATTAAACTTGGTATATCATCAAGAGGATTAGGTTCAGTAAAAGAATTATCAGAGAACGACACTGTAGAGGTTCAACCAGACTTTGAACTTATAGCATTTGATTTTGTATCAAACCCATCCACACATGGAGCATTTCTTTCACCAACAAATGAAGGTAAACTGAATGAAGGTGTTGGAACTAGACATGATGGTGTGTGTTGTCATGATTGTAAAATTGAAAACATAATCAACGATATATTCAGAGGAGAATAAAATGGATTATAAAAAAATGATGGGTTATGATGAAAAGAAAAAAGAATCAAAACCTAAAGTCAATAAAGTTTTAAATTCTATTAAAGAAGAATTTGGATATAAAGAAGATATAAAAGAAGTCGGTGCAGCACCTCAATACAAAAAATTTGTAAAATCAATTGACAAACAAAGAGATAAAGTTGGAAAAGAAACTTTGAAATTCATTGATTTATTAAGAAAAAAAGGATTAACTGACGCAGCTGATGATTTATTAGATAGTTACAAAAACAATGTAATTAAGTTTGGTGTAGAAATTAAAAAAATTATGAGAGATATTATATAATGCCAGCCCAATCAAAATCACAACAAAGGTTTTTTGGTGTTGTGAAGGCGATGCAAAAGGGTGACATTCCTAAAAAAGGAAGAGCTGGTAAGATTGCTAAAACAATGGATAAAGATGATGTTGATGATTTTGCTTCAACGAAACACAAAGGAAAACCAGAAAAGGTGAAAAGAGAGATGAGAGTTAGAGAACTAATTAAAAAAATAGTTCGTGAAGAATTAGACGAAACCACAGTCAGAATATCACCTATGAAAGATGTTAGTTTTGCTGGTAGAGATAGATTACAACTTTTGGGTAAAAAAGGAAAACTTGGTTTAGATAGAAAAAGTGTTAGTGCTTTAGTTAAGGCTGTAAGAAGTATACTTGGTCGTTCATTTACAACTCATGAGGGAAAACTCAATGAGGCAAAAACAATCACTTTACCAAATGGTGTTAAGGCTAAAATAGAATTTAAAGGAATTACACTACAGGCAAAAGGTAAAAAACCTGTATTTTTAGATAGAACTGAAATGATGACATTTTTCAAAGCTACTCAAAAATATATGAAACAAGGATTAGCTGCAGGTAAAATGAGTGAAGAAAAACTTACAGAAAAAATAGGAAAAGGTATTTCCTTTGATAATTTAAAACTTGGTAATACAGTTAAATACTCTATGGGTATGGATTACAAAGTAGTTAAATTATCAAGTAGTAAAGCCACTCTTCAATTAATTCATACTCTAAAAAATGTCAATAAATCAATGTTTGCAAAAAAGTTTGATATAAGTAAAAGAGATTTTGATAATGCTATATTGGATAGACAAATTAGATTCATAACAAGAGGTTCTGCTAAAGTTAATGAAGGAACTTGTGGATATGGTGAGAATGGTGAATTAGGTGAAGAACCTGCAGGCCCTCATTTGATTAAAAAGAAAA